CTATAGCATGGTCAGTTCCCTTTGCCAATTTACCTTTGAAAGATATTAAACCATAAATTAATTTATAGCATCTAATCTTTCTTTGTTCAGATAAAACTTCTGGAGATAGTTTATCTCTATCTTTGTATGGAAGTTTACCACACTTTGTACCACCTAATATATCTAGTGCTTCCTCTTTCCAATTTTTAAAGATGATAGACCTATTAACATACTCTCCTTTTTCTGGCTCAAAGTGCATGTATTGCATAGCACTAATGAATGGTCTTACAGTAACAGGTTTACCATAAACATTTTCATTTAGGCTTGGGTCATACACCACAAAACTACCAACAGGTAAAGTATTACCTTGTTCGTCATCTGGATTCCTATTGATTGACAATCTAGGAATATTATTTTTATTTTCAGAACCAGTATCTTGACCTATTGCTTTTTTAATTTGGTCAATAGACATTGATTTGATATTTACTACTTGATTTTCCATTTATATTTTACTCCTTATTTTTGAGTTTGTAATAGTTGTATACCATATTTTTTAGTTAAAGTCAAGTGTTCTTAGAAAAAAAATTAAGTATCCAAACACCTAATAATATAAGCAAAAACACTTGTAATATAACATCTAACATACTTTTGTTGCTCCATTGGTTGTTATTACTTCCACATTATCAGTCTTGGCATAGTATATCATATCATGAAAATGTGGATGATTTACATTTAGATATAATTTATTTGGCAAGTCACCAAACTCTGATATCAATTGTTGATAATCAAGATAGGCACCATAGCTTTCATCTTCAAAATCATCTAATGTTTCTAGTACTTCTACCATTATACTTCTCCTTTTATTTTTTTAATAAATCTATCTTGTATTGCTTTTTTTAATTTTTTTTCCATAGATTTATCATCACCAAATGTCATGACAGTAACTTTGTCATCAAACCATTTGCGTACATTTTTTTCTGCATTTGTTTTAGCCATGCGTTTCCTCCATCTCTAGCCAGTTAGTTCCAATTTTTAATTCACAATCAAGTGGAACATTAAAGTTAATTCCATAATACTCCTGCATAGCAGGTATTACAGATGCCGCACCCTGTTTAAATATATTACTCATCACGGCTTCTTCTCCAGGATAAACATCAGCCACAATAGAATCATGGACTGTGTTGATTAGTAAACTTTTTACTTTATCTTTTTTCATTAGATTATATATTTTTATACAAGCCAATGGTACAATATCTGCTGTTGCAAATCCTTGTACTGGATAGTTTTTAATTTGTGTTCCATAACTAGAGCCACCCCATGGCATTCTTTCTGCATATGGAAAAGCATATTCTCTACCTGTTGGTATCTTTATAACTTTATATTTAATAGCTTCTGTTTGTAGTTTATCATGCCATTGTGCAATCTGTTTATATTTTTTTAAGAATTCAGAATAATATTTTTTTTCATTTTCAGTTCCAGTTACACCACCATATAAAGGTTTAAATGTATGTGCCTTTGCATCTTGCCTAGATACTCCAATAATATCTGCTGAGTATTGGTGCACATCAATTTTATTTTTAATATCTTCCATACCCTGTACATCTTGTGCAAGAAATACAGCAGTACGAAATTCTAACTGTGCAAAATCTATTTCAAGTATCTTGCCATTTTCAAATCTAGATTTAATTACTTTACGAATAGGAAATGTTTTTGCTCTAGGTTGGTTTTGAAAGTTAGGGTCACGACTAGATAATCTTCCTGTTGCTGTAACACATTGCATAAATTTTGGATGCAGTAATCCTTTTTCATTTGTAAAAGATTTAATGCCCTCAACAAAAGTATTAAGATAAGTTTCAACTGCATTGTATCTTACAATAGCTGTAATGAATTCTTTTAAATCTCCCTCACTTTTACTTGCAAGTTTTTCTAATGTAGTTCTATCGGTCCTAAACCCACCGTCAGCAATATCATATACTGACTTTGGTTTTTGCATAAATCCTGCAACCTTACCTAGCTGTGAATAAACTAAACCATCTCCATCACATTCAGAACATTTAGTATAGTTTTTAAACTCACTTCCATCTTTTTTTATTTTTTTAATTACACCTTTACCATGACAGGTTGTACATTGTGATGCACTTGTTTTATAAATAACATCTGTATGTGCTTTAATTAAATTATTAATTTGATTCATAGAGTACTGTGGTCTTCGTCTAGTTTTGCCAGTTCTTTCATCAACACCAATGTTAAATATATCTTTCCATTTATTTTTATCTCTAACTTTTCTTGAATAAATTAACCATGAAAGTTGTTCTGTACTTGATGGATTTATTTTAGTGTCACCCATTTTTTCAAAGATAGTCATATCAATCTTTTGTTTTAAATATGCAAACTCTGCCCTATATTGTTTTTCAACATCAGCAAGTGATAGTGTATCTACATGAATTCCATTTCGTTCCATATCAATTAATACCAAAAGAAAATCATTCATCATCTTAATTGTTTTAATTAAACCCTTGTCTTTGTCTAATTTAAAATCCTGCATTTGAGAATCAAATAATTTTTTAGTAATTAGAACATCATGTCTACCATATTCTTCAACTATATCTACTGGTATATTTTCAAAAGATATTCCTTTGTCATAGTAATCTTCAATTGAAGAATCTTTCTTACCAATCTTTCTTCTCTTGCATGTAGCATCTAAAGATATACCTCGTCTTAATCCTCTAGATAAAACATATTCAGCTATCATTGTATCATATACTTTACCATTATAATTAAATCCAGATTCTAATAACCAAGTTAAATCAAATTTTAAGTTATGCCCAATTAATAGTGTAGTCTTATCTAGTATAGATTGTATTTCTTTATGTGCATTCTCATCAACTCTTTGACTATGCTTTATAAAAAAATACTTATCATTAATACCTACACTCACTAAATAATTTTTAGGATTAAATGGAAGTGGATCCATTTTTCCATCTGGTGTTTTTTGAAATGTAGTTTCTATATCAAGTGTTGTTATCATGTTTACCTTTCAGTTAATCTTCATATCTACTTAGTTGTTTATTAATTCTACAGTTAGGCTCTCCATGATACCCATTGATTTTATTTTTACTTATACATAAACTTCTATGTAAATCTTCTGGGTCTCTTTCCATTGAGTGTTTACCTATACCAATAATTAAATCTGCTTCTGCAGCCTTACCTGTTTTAGAATTTTCCATCATATCAAATGATATACTATTTCTATTATGTGCATCTGCTGATGCCTGTGATATAGCTATGACACAACAGTTTCTTCTTTTAGCTATCTCTCTTGCACCTGTATAAATTGCTCTTAGTTTTTCATCAGTCCTTGCAAATGTTCCAGAGATATTTATTTTATCTAATTGGTCAATGATAACTATATCTGGCTTATGCTTTTCACAATGTGCATCTATATCTTCTATAGACCAATCAACCACATCAAGCATTTTAATATTATCTTTTATTCTAGTCCAGTCCTTATGTGCTAACTCAATGTTATCTATAATCTGTTCTTTAGTATAGCCAGTATAACAATTGATTGCTCTCATCTGTGTTCTTACAGCAGGCTCTTCATTTATAAATGCGTGTACCTTTGCACCCTGTTCTGCAAAACCATCTGGAGATGCAACAAGACTTACCCAGAATGCAGTCTTTCCTGTTTCTGGTCTTGCAAATACAATCATTAAGTTTCCCTCTCCTATACCACCAACATTATCTTTTAATACTTTTAAATTAAATTTCCATTTAGTTGTAATACTTAATTGGTTCAATAGTTCTCCAATATTATTTGTAACTGCATCTATTTGTTCAGCAGGTAATTCTTTCTTATAGTTGTCAATTATATTTGATATAAGATTAAACTGTGCTGGTTTACCATTGTATATTTCTGTAGCCTCTACAGCAATCTGTTGTGCAACATCCCTATCACGCATTACTTTGATTATGTCTTTAGCTACTTCCTCATTTGGAGTTTCAACAACTTTGATGTCCTCAATTAATTCACTAAAGGTTTCTCTCATTGCTCTTGTTAGAGCAGGATTATATACCTTTGTATGTAGACTATATAAATCATCAATCTTAATATCAGATTCATATTTATCATGTGCTTTCTTTATTGTATCAAAGAGTGAGCCAATGTTTCCATCAAATATATTTCTTGATATTGTACCTTTATACTTATCATAAAAGTTTTTATTTAATAATAACTTAATCATTTGTTTTTCAATCATAGAACACCTTTCTTATTTCATCTGTTGAGTAGTATTTTAAATCATCTTCTAACATTTTTACTTTAACATTGTCAAATCCTATTGACCTTAAATAATTTGCTATGTCATAAGATTTCTTTGTTGCATCTCTATCAAGAGCCACATACAAGTTTCTATATTTAGGAATATGTGGTGTAAATTTATCTTGATAACTTGTTCCCATTAAAGCCATGCCAACCATTACATTTGATACAGCACATGCTGATGCACAGTCTTCAACTAAAACAATATCTTCACCTTGCCCACACTTAAATGGATAGTCCTTACTTCCATAAATATACCATTTAGGATATACCTGTGAGTTAAGTCCTCTACCAATAGCACCTCGTACATTATCATAATCTTTAATTAAGAATACAACTCTGTCTTGCCTTACATCATATTTAAATTCTGCCCTGCCCCAAGCCATAGCTTCCCAGCAATTATTTTTATGTAAATATTCTAATGCCTTTTGGCTTGAGTGAATAGATTTAAAACTATCTGGTATTACAAACTTATCAGATTCTTTTACTTCTTCTACATTAAATGTTTTATATACTTTTTGCATTGATAGTTTATTTTCTTGCTTACCTCTTGCTGAACATGAAGCATGAAAACAATACCAATACAAAGTGCCATCATCATTCTTAACTACAAATGTATTCTTATGACTACAAAATGGGCAGTCTATTCTGACTTCAGAATCATATTGTATTAATAGATTCTGTACTACTTCTAATTGCTGTTGATAATTCAATGTATTTCCTCGTATGTTATAAAGATTTTTCTTTTATCATAAAGTCTTTCATAAGTCAAATTAATATTATTGTTGTTTAG